AACCCAGAATATGGAACTCATATTTCATGTGATGAGGGTTGGTGGAAAATCATATCTATGTGCGATAAGGAACTTTCGTTACTTGACCCCGGATATACCATTTTTCAAATAAAGGAAAAATTTGGTGGTTTACGTTATTACTACAGTCCTTCTAACCCGCTTAATGTAGAAAGCATGGATGTCGTTGTTCGTAAACACGAAAAAATATGCAGCATGACTTGCGAGGTGACTGGCGGTCATGGTTATTTGATGAGGAATGGTTTGCGAGGAATGGGGCAACTCAAAACACTGAACGAAAGTTTTTTACAACAAGGCTGGACAAAAGTCGACACAACTGATACTGTCAAGACCAATGTTATTAAACTACAAAAATAGAGGCACGACATGACGCGTCAGCGTATGTTTCTAGATATCTCATGCGTAGATGCAGCCCGCCAAAGAATTAGGCATGTATACGACACCTTTGATACCGTTTGCGTTCAGTTCTCGGGTGGCAAAGACTCAAGCGCAGTCCTATATCTTGCTAAAGAAATTCACGAAGAACGAGGTCTCGGGCCCGTCAAGGTTATTTTCCGAGATGAAGAAATGGTTAGCCCATTTGTTCTTGATTACATCAATAAAATCAAGAATTATGACTGGGTAGATTTTGAATGGTATTGCTTACCCTATGGAACCGAAGTATGGGTGTTGGGTCGACGTCAATCCATTATGATTTGGGGTGAAAAACGCATCAAAGAAGGACGGACCTGTAGGCCTTTGCCTGATGACGTAATTACTGGATACCATTTTGGCTTAGATCATTCAACACCAATGACTAACCATATTGATTACTACACCATGCAGGGCAAGAAAGGTAATGTTGCTTTCTTGACTGGTGTTCGTGCTTCTGAGTCAATGATTAGATATCGTTCCTGTGTTCAAAAACTGCATGAAAACTATATTGTTACGCCATATAAGAGCAAAAAGGGAATCCCTCTTAAGATGGCTAAGGTGATTTACGATTGGCAGACGGATGACGTTTTTAAATTCCTCAACGAGGAGCACGGTGCTGATTATTGCGAGTATTACGATGTTGCGGCTTTGACTGGTTCTAATACTCGTGTGGGTATTCCGTTGCACTCTATTGCTATTCGTAGGATTGGTGATTTAGTTGCTACGGAGCCCGAGTTTTATGATCGCTTGTGGGACTGTTTTCCTGAGATTGATGCTCAGCGTCGTTGGTGGTCTGAATATGATGTCGAGAAAGTTATTGCGATGTTTGCTGCCGAGGGTTGGAATGGTGTCATGCGGGCGATTGATACTTTCATGATTGGTGAGACGAAGAGGAGTCGTGCTTTGTCTTTTTCTGCCGAGTTTAGGAAGAAGAATGCGAAGGACCCGTATTCTTATCCAATTGAGTGGCTTATTAGGAATATATTTTTGAATGAGTTGTCTGGGATGTCGGTTAGTCCGGTTGGTCCTGGTACTAGGGCACATGCGTTGCGTGTTGCTGCTGCTAAACAAGATGAGGATGTTGTTTTTTATGAAGATTGATTTTGTGGCTATTGGTGATTTGAGTGTTCCTTCTTGGAATACTGTTTATATTTTGCGTCCTGATTTGCTTGTTTTGGCTGATTCTTTGTCTTCTTTTGGGATTATGTCTCCTTTAGTGGTTCGTAAAGAAGATAATTCAATTATTGATGGTAGTCAGAGATATAAACTAATTGCAGGAAACAAAAATCTGTCAGCCTTATTCCCTGATGGTTTGCCTGTGACGTATGTGGATTGCGATGAACTTGATGCCATGGTTCTCCATGTTCAAATGAACCGTGGTCGTGGGAATATGGTTGCGAAACAACTTTCATCTATTGTCCGACTTTTGAAGAAAAGCCGTAAGTTTGATGAAAAAGATTTTGTGAAGCGTTTTTGTATGAAATTTGATGAGTTGGAACTGATGATGAACCCAACAATCATCAAACAACGAAAAATATCAGAACATAATTATTCTCGGGCGTGGGTTCCGGTTGAGGCACCTCCGGGGACTGTGGATAAAATGCCTATTGTTGCAGAGGCGCCGCCAAATCCTGATAGATAATCGTGGTAGAATAAAAACTGCACATACATAAAGGATGGTTATTATGCGCAACATTCGTAACATCGGTTGGATTAAGGTTCAGCCTGGCACAACAGCAGACATTGACACTGGACGTACTCCTGGAAGAATCCGTCGTGCTGCACGAAATCTTTTTCAGCGTCGTCGTCGTCGTGCTGGTCGTGGTGTGAATCCGACTGCTCGTCTTCGTGACATTATCCGTAGTGGCGGACGCTGATAATTCGTAATATTCTATTTACAGGATGGTGAGTTATGCTGGTTAGTGTCAATGATTTAACCACATATATGGACATCCGCTTCTCACTACGCCAACAAGATGCGGCTGAAATTGTGTTGGCTGGACTTCAAAGTGAATTGGAGTCCTTTTTACGACGCCCAATAGAAGTCCAAAACTTCGTAGAAGAATACGTCATCCCCTCAGACTACGTCGGAATGCCCACATCATCATTCTTCTACAACACATCCCTAGACACAACCATGTCACCAATCTCCTACTCGCAACCGCCATCAACAATCGGCGTCAGAAACTCCCCAATCGTAAAAGTCAACAGCGTATTCATCAAAAACTGGTCAGTTTCTGGACAATACATGAGTGAAGCAATGGAACGTTCGGCGACAGTCACGGCAGTCTCACAAGTAGGCACAAAAGTTACTTACACCGCAAGTAGTCATAAATTTACACGCGGCCAAAGAGTGACCATCAAAAGCATGGTACCGATTCTGTACAACGTAGTTGCTCGTGAAATAACAGAAGTAACAACAAATACATTCTCTGTTACCAACATGCCCGCGTCTATTGGAGCAATGACAGTAGGCGGCACCGCTATAGCGACAGGAAGCGACTACACTGTTCGTCGTTTCGGCATTGACCTCTATCGTGGGTTTGCTAACGATGCCGTGACTATCGACTACGAGGCAGGCATCGATGGTACTGAAATAGCAATATTCAAACTACTCATACTTCGCGCCGCAGTACGAGAAATGCAGAACATGCACGACGACGTTGTCGGTGTGAAGGACTTAACTACTCGTAATGTTGCACCACTACAAACAGGTTTTATGGACTCGGAATTAATGACCGTTAAGCGTTATCGTCGAGTTAGGGCTGCATAATGGCCAGACCAATGATTGTTGAAATCACCACTAGGCTCGAAAATCCACAGGGATTTGACAGAATTGACGACATGCAAAGACGCATGAAATCATTCCGACCAGTTTTTGATGACATTCGTAGCGACCTGGAAGAAGCATGGTCGAAGAACTTTGACACAGAGGGAGGGCATTACGGTGGGTGGAGGCCCCTGAGTCCAAAGTATGCCCTATGGAGGGGCTCTGCGGGGCCTATTTTGATTCGCACTGGGCAACTATTCAATAGTGTGAGAAGTCTTCATGGTGCACCAAACGACATCAAAGACGACGAAGCATTCTTTGGTACTAATGTTGAGTACGCTAAATTCCATCAATACGGAACAACCAAAATGCCTAAACGCCCAATTATTTTTGAACCCCATCATGCTTCTAAAAAATGGGGCGGATGGGCTGCTAAATATATTGCCGATGGTGAAACTTTTGGAATTAAGGGATAATTATGGCCGCTCCCCTCATGCATGGATCGCATTTTGCAAAATCATTTGTAAACAATTACATGTCTCACGATATACCTACGCGCATAGTCGCCTACCGTAATGGATGGGGGCTCGATGACATAACCCTTCCAACGCCATTGAAGTTTCTTACTTATGAACCAGTAGCAATGGATGAGTGGCCCACTATTATTACCGTTGCTATTTCGACATCATATTTTGATCGTCTTGGTTTTATCGGCAACGACCCCGAATATCGCGTTGCTTACAATATGCGAACCTATGTTTGGGTTCGTACGGAAGGTTCCGAAGAAACTACCCTCATGCGTGATAGATTATCTGCAGTCCTTCGTTCGTCATTACTTGATTATCCATCAATGAAAGCCGTAGACCCCCGCCAGACTTTTAAGGCAGAGATTGAACAAACTTCATTAAGTGAAGAGTATTCTGATTTAACGCTCCTCAAAGGCGACAGAGTCCTCGCTGGAGCATATTTAGGATATACAATTTATATGAATGAAGTTGTTTCCAGGGCAGATATTGGAACGCTGGAAGAAATTGATTTGGTCACTAACGTCAGTGGTATAGGCGTCAGCCTTGTCGAATAGGCTATTATTTATAAAGAACTAAGGATGCTCAATATGACAAATTTATTTTTGCGAGTTACAGACAATGAAGATATCTCCAATTTCACATCCCAAGGTTTAGACGTATATGCGAATACGACAACAACAAATCTGAACATTTTCGGTAATCATGTCTATCCAAACGGAAAATTTGCCGTATCAGAAATTGACTCAAATCTCGAACGTTATTTGCAAAAGGGATTTGCAAAACTTTTAGCAAATGGTCAAGTTAATATAGTAAATAATGCAGAAATTCAAGCAGCACCGAAGGAAAAGAAGAAGAAATCATCTGAAAATGAAACAACGAGTCAAGAAGTTGAAGTAATTGAAGAAACACCTGTAGTGGAAGAAGTACCGCAGTCGCAGGAACCAGAATCAAGCGACCTACAAGAAGTGGTTGCGACAACTCCGGAATCAAGTGAAAACACAGAAATCTAATAAAAATTTTATTCTGCAGTTACATTAAACAACAGTAATAATTAGATACAATACAAGGTACTGGCGGTGTTTTAGCCGGTCTGAACGATGAGGTAGGAAGGTCTTATGCCCGGAATTAATATTAGCACTACTACACGAACAGGCCCTATATCAACTTCTGTACGTGAGTCATCGCAAGCATTTTTTGTAGGAATCGCGCTTCGCGGACCTACCGATAGAGCCGTACTGGTCGGAAGTTTAGAGGAATTTGAACTCACTTATGGTGGCTTTGTCAGTGGCTCCTATTTGCACTCAACGGTTCAAACTTTTTTTGAAGAAGGTGGCTCGCAGTGCTGGATTTCTCGCGTCGTCGGAGATGGTGCCGTTGCGTCTACCCTTAGTTTGAAAAACTCAACGACAGTAGTCATTACCCTTACTGCAGTCGGTACGGGTATATGGTCTATGCCTGCCGGAACCGAGACCCTTTCGGCAATCGTAGAAACGGGAACTGCGTCAGGCACTAAGGTTGTCAAAATATACAAAGAAGGAACTCTGATTATGTCTACGGGTAACTGTACGACAAACCAGCAAATTGCCGGAAAAATTAACAGTCATTCGGTTGCTAAACTCCTGTGTTTCGCAACCGTTGCTCCCAACTATGAAACTGCGAGCCTTGCTGCCCTACCATCAACGGCCACTGCTTTTGGTGATGGAACTGACACGGATGGCGTCACCGGATCGGCTCCTACCGATAC